CTATAACAGGTTCACTACTAGTATCAGGATCTTCAACATTTACAAACATAGGCCCAGCTGTATTTAGTGGTAGTGTTAATGTAACTAATGGTATAACAGGAAGTCTTTTTGGTACAGCTAGTTATGCTTATACTGCCTCCTATGTTAATGGGATGATTACAAAAAATAACGCTGTAGCTGGTGGAACTTTTGCTGGTAATCCTAAAAAAGCAACAGTTACATTTGCCACACCATTCCCAAATGCTAGTTATAGTGTGACTGTAACTGGTGAAGAAGCAAGATCATGGATTATTGAATCTAAAGTATCGGGTAGTTTTATTATAAATTCTAATAGTAATACTGCTTTAGCAAATAGTGTTTATTGGCAAGCTATTAGTTATGGAGAATTTAATCAATAAAAAAGCTTGGCTTTTATGACTTTTTAAGTTATATTAAAAATAAAAGTTATGGAATTAAATAAAATTAAAAGGTATAAGTCACCTGATGGTACCGTCCGTTATGTTAGTGACAATAAATTACATAATCCTGAAGGTCCTGCTCTAATTCATCCTGATGGAAAAGAAGAGTATTATTTATTTGGTATTTTTTATACTAAAGATGACTTTAAAAAAGTTAAAAAAGATGGTACTGGTTTACCTTGGTATAAAACAGGAGCAGCTAAAATGAGACATTGATATGAAGATTGGATTTTGTGGAACAGTAAGTGTAGGCAAAACTACACTAGTAAACGCTTTAAAAGAATTACCTGAATTTAAAGACTATAAGTTTGCTACTGAGCGAAGTAAGTATTTAAGAGATTTAGGAATACCTTTAAACACAGATAGTACATTAAAAGGTCAAACTATATTCTTAGCTGAACGATGCTCAGAATTACTTCATGAAAATGTTATAACTGATAGAACAGTTATAGATGTAATGGCGTTTACTTTTTGTGCTGAGTCTATAGATATTTTTGATAAAGATGGGTTTGAAGAATATGCTTCTAAGTTTATTGAGGAATATGATTGGATATTTTATGTTAGTCCTGCTGGTGTTGCTATTGAAGATAATAATGTTCGCACTACTAATGTAGATTATAGAAATCAAATAGATGATATGATTAAATACATCTGCTCTTCTAATTTAGATAAAATAGGGAATTTCGGAATAATATCAGGATCTACTGAGGATAGGTTAAAACAAATAAAATCTTATCTAGGTCTGTAATATTTATAACAAAAACTATTCAATGAAACGTAAAGACCTATATAGTTATATCCGTGAGGAAATTATAGAAACACTATCTGAAATAGATGTTGATAAAGCAGCTGGAGCTGTAGTTGTTAAAAAAGGAACACCAGCATCTGCCCCACCAGAAATCAAAAAATATACAACTCAAGGTATTGATGTTAATGTGGTAGCTGAAGAAGATATTGACGAAGCTCGTAAAGCAGGTGGTTACAAAATAGGTGACACAGGTAAATTTGCTGAAGCTAAAGAATTATATGGCGCGGGTCTTTATGCTGATGTATTAAAAGCAATTGAAGAAGCAGGTGAGGATGGTCTTACTCAAAAAGATTTAGGAGCTAAATTAGGTAAAGGTGATGGTTCATCTCTTAATTTTATTTTAAATAAATTTAAAGCTATTGGAGTATTAGGTGGAGGTAAATTAGCAGCAGCTGAAAAACCATCTAAAGCAGCTCCTGAGGTTGAACCTGAAGCAGATGAAGAAGAAGATGATTTCTTTAAAGCAGATGATGAAGACACAACTCCTGAAGAAAAACCACAAGTCACTACTGATAAAGAAATTAAAAAAATAGCAGGTGATATTGATACTGGAAAAAGCAGTGAGCTTAATAAAGCAATTAATGTTATTAAAAATGTAACTGACAAACTCCAAAATATGAAGTCTGGATCAAAAGAATATAATGACAAAATGATCGCATTAAGACAATATATTGGTAAAAATAAAAATCTTCTTAGAGGACAAGATATTAGTTTATTGACTAAGAAACTTATAGGAGGTGGAGAAATATAATGTCGCAAGACTTAAAACAAATAATAAGAGAAGAATACGTAAAGTGCGCTCATGACCCGGCGCACTTTATGCGTAAGTATTGTCATATTCAACATCCACAACGTGGGCGAGTAATTTTTAATCTTTATCCATTTCAAAGTAAAGTATTAACATTATGGAGAGATAATCCATACTCTGTTGTTTTAAAATCTAGACAGTTAGGTATTTCAACATTAGCGGCTGGTTATTCTTTATGGTTAATGTTATTCCATAAAGATAAAAACGTATTATGTTTAGCTACTAAACAAGAAACAGCTAAAAACATGGTAACTAAAGTACGTTTTATGTACGATAATTTACCATCTTGGCTTAAATTACCAGCAGATGAAAATAATAAATTAAGTTTAAAACTAAATAATGGTTCTCAAATCAAAGCAGTATCCGCAGCTGGTGATGCAGGTCGATCTGAAGCTGTATCTTTACTTATAGTTGATGAAGCAGCATTTATTGAGAATATAGGTGAAATTTGGGCTTCTGCTCAACAAACCTTAGCAACAGGTGGTGGTGCTATTGTATTATCTACTCCATATGGTACTGGTAATTGGTTTCATCAAACCTGGGTAAAAGCAGAATCACAAGAAAATGACTTTTTACCTATTAAATTACCTTGGTATGTTCATCCTGAACGAGATGAGACTTGGAGAAAACGCCAAGATGAATTACTAGGTGACCCTAGACTAGCAGCTCAAGAATGTGACTGTGATTTCACAACATCAGGAGATGTAGTTTACTACCCAGAACATTTGGAGTATATGATGACTACTCACGTTTGCGAACCTATGGAACGTAGAGGAATAGATAAAAATTTATGGATTTGGGAATCACCAGATTATACTAGGAATTATATGGTGATAGCAGATGTAGCTAGAGGTGATAGTAAAGACTTTTCTGCATTTCATATATTTGATGTTGAAACTAATGCACAAGTAGCTGAATATAAAGGACAATTACCACCTAAAGAATTTGGTTATATGTTAGTAGGTATAGCCTCTGAATATAATGAAGCATTATTAGTAGTAGAAAATAATAATATTGGATGGGCAACATTAGATGCTATTCAAGAAAGAAATTATAGGAATCTCTATTATTCACCAAAGAGTGATACCCCACTTTCTGATTCGTATTTTAGTCAATATGAAGATCACTCTAAAATGATACCTGGTATTACTATGAATTTAAGGAATCGTCCTTTAATTATTAATAAGGGTAGAGAGTATTTTGGTGATCATAGTGTTATAATTAGATCAAAAAGATTAATTGAAGAAATGAAAGTTTTTATTTGGAGAAATGGTAGAGCTGAAGCACAAGCTGGATATAACGATGATTTAGTTATGTCTTATAGTACCGCTATGTATCTTAGAGACACTGCTTTAAAAAATAAAACACAAGGAATTGAATTAACTAAAGCAACAATAAATAATATATCAAAACCAGCTCAATATCAAGGAGCATATTTCGCTACAGGTAAAGATAACCCATATCATATGCCTACAAACAATGGTGGAACTGAAGATATTAGTTGGTTACTTTAAATAAATAAAACATGGCTGATACTAGTGTATTTACACGATTACGAAGACTATTTTCAACGGATGTAATTATTCGTAATGAAGGTGGAAACCAACTTAAAGTAATGGATGTTGATTCCATTCAAAGAAGTGGCAAATATGAAACAAACTCTTTAGTTGATAGATTTAGTAGAGTTTATTCAACAAACGCAACCTCACTTTATGGTCAACAATTAAATGTTAACTATCAATATCTAAGATCTCAACTCTACTCAGATTATGATGTGATGGATAATGATGCTATTATAGCGTCTGCTTTAGATATTGTAGCTGATGAATGTTCATTAAAAAATGAAATGGGAGAAGTACTCCAAATTCGTAGTTCAGATGAAGATATTCAAAAAATACTATATAATTTATTCTATGATGTTTTAAATGTTGAATTTAATCTTTGGTCTTGGACTCGCCAAATGTGTAAATATGGTGATTTCTTTTTAAAATTAGAAATCGCTGAAAAATTTGGTGTGTATAATGTAATTCCTTATACTGCTTATCATATTGAAAGACAAGAAGGATATGATTCAAATGCTCCAACAGCAGTAAGATTTAGATTCAACCCAGATGGATTTGTAGGAGGTACAGGTCAGTATACTGTTCCTAATATGGGTGGAGGTAATAACATTAATGCTTCTGGTATCTTTTTTGACAATTATGAAATGGCTCATTTTAGATTGTTAACAGATGTTAACTATCTTCCATATGGTCGTTCATATATAGAACCTGCTCGTAAATTATTTAAACAATATACATTAATGGAAGATGCTATGTTAATTCATAGGATCTCTCGCGCTCCTGAAAAACGAATATTTTATGTTAACGTAGGAGCTATTCCTCCTAACGAGGTAGAAAACTTCATGCAAAAGACTATTAGAACCATGAAGAAAGTACCTTATATGGATCCACAAACTGGTGAATATAATTTAAAATACAACATGCAAAACTTGTTGGAAGACTTTTATATTCCTGTTCGAGGTAATGATCAAACAACTAAAATAGAAACTACTAAAGGTTTAGAGTATAATAGTATAGAAGATGTAGTATATTTAAGAGAAAAGTTATTTGCCGCTCTTAAAGTACCTAAAGCATTTATGGGCTATGAAAAAGATTTATCAGGCAAAGCAACATTAGCAGCAGAAGATATTCGTTTTGCTCGTACAATTGATAGAATCCAACGTATTCTTTTATCAGAACTATATAAAATAGCATTAGTACATTTATACACTCAAGGATATAGAGGTGAAACTTTAACTAATTTTGAAATCTCATTAACAACACCTTCAATCATTTATGATCAAGAGCGTATAATGTTAATGAAAGAAAAGGTAGAATTAGCTAAAAACATTATGGATGCTCAATTATTACCCACAGATTGGATTTACCATCATATATTCCACTTTAGTGAAGACCAATATGATGAATACAGAGATTTAATACTTCAAGATGCTAAACGTAGATTCAGATTAGCTCAGGTGACTAATGAAGGTAATGATCCATTAGAAACAGGTAAATCTTATGGTACACCACATGACTTAGCAGCTTTATATGGTAAAGGTCGTGTTGTATCTGATCCTGCTAATGTTCCTGATGGTTATGGAGATGATATAACTTTAGGAAGACCTAAAGAAAAAGTAAGTACTATTAATACTCAATATAATCCTTTAGGTAGAGATCGTTTAGGTAGAACAGCCATGAAAAATGATGATGAAATGGCAGGTCAATCCAAACAATTGACAGAAAATACTTATCTAAAAAATAAACAATTTTTAAATGAAATAGAGAAAAAATTAGTTTTCCAATCAGATAAGGCAAAAGAATCATTATTAGACGAAAAACAACTGCGAGGTTAAACAATCCTGATATATTTATAACAAAAACATAACTTTAAATGCTTATAAAACATTCAAAATTTAAGAATACAGGTATTCTCTTTGAATTATTAGTAAGGCAGATAACATCCGACACTTTATCGGGTAAATCCTCAGAAGCCACGGGTATTCTTAAAAAGTTTTTCAGTAAAACTGAATTAGGACGCGAATATAAATTATATGAAAGTTTATTAAAGCGTACTAATTTAACTGAAGGGAAAGCTGAAATTATAATCAATACTATCTTAGAAAGCTCCAAGCAATTAAACCGCTCAGCTCTTAAAAGACAAAAGTATAATTTAATTAATGAAATTAAAAAATATTATAATTTAGAGGACTTTTTTAAAAGTAAATTACCTAACTATAAGGCTCAAGCCTCAATCTATACTTTAATTGAAGCCTATAATAGTGAGAAAAAAGTGTTTCATGAGCAAACAATTTCAAATAAATTAGTTTTACTTGAACATTTAACTTCATTAACATCAAAACCAAAAGAATCTAATGATGAAGTAATAAATGAATTTTCTACTTATGACAAAGATACTCGTATCTTAACATATAAAATTTTATTAGACAAATTCAACAGTAAATACTCAGACTTTAGTAATACTAAAAAAACAATTCTTAAAGAGTTTATTAATAGTGTAGATAACACAAGTAAACTTAAAGAATTTTATAATACTAAAATTGGTGATTTCAAAAATGAACTTGTTAAATTAAATAAAAAAACTAAAAATGAAGTTACCAAAATTAAAATCAATGAGGTAACTAATTTATTACTTGAGTTAGGAAAAAATGATAAAGTAACTAATGATAATATAGTTAATTTATTACAATACTGTGATTTAATTGAAGAACTTAAATCAGTAAATGGATAAACCTAATTTAAATAAACTTAAAGAAGTAGTACTCAAAAAGTTAAAAGAAATGAGTGCTACTGGCGCTGGAGCAGGTGCTGGTACTTTCACTCCTGGCTCTGGAGCTCAATATGCTACTCCTTATGCTTTTAATCCTAATAAAAAAGCTAAAGGAGCCCAAAATATTTATTATTATAAGTTAGGTTGGAAACCAGTAAATGCTAAAAAGCTTCATAAAGCTTCTAAAACTATAGATCATAAAGATTTATGGAAAAAGAAATTAGAAGAAGAAGCAACTGACACTTACATTAATAATCTTAACTTAACTGATCCTGCTTTATCACAATTTATAGAAAAAAGAGTAAGTGATTTTGATAAAATAGAAGATAAATTAAACACTTTACTCCCTCTATTAAAACAAGCTAAAGCACAAACAATGGAGTACTATAAAAATTCTCCAGACTTTAAAATACAGTATGGTACCGATTTAGCAGTTGATTATTTAGACGACATCATTAAACTCTTCAATAAAAAATGAGAACACTACAAGAACAATATAACGCCATTAAAAATGGTAACGGAAATAAAGCTCAATTCTTAAAACAAGCTAGACATTTGTTTCCTCAATATGTGAATCAATACTCTGATTTTGACACAGCCTCGGGTGTATTAAAATCTAAACAAATCATTAGTGAAGCAGCAGGTGGTGTTGTTTCTAAAGGATTTGATATTTGGGATTGGAAGAAAATTTTAGCAGAAGAGACTAAAGCAACTGAAAAAGAAACATCTAAAGAAGTATTAGATGCTCAAAAACACGCTTATAATAACTCAGACATGAAAAACGCTGATAACGTTAATTTTAACGAGATCATGAAAGGATTTTATGCTGAATTAAAAGACGAGAAGAATAAAGAAAAAAGTGGTGATGAACTTAAAGCTATAGTTGTTAAAAACTTAGCTAAAGATCCTTTATATTATACTAAAAATGGTGAATTTGGAACTAAAGGAGTTGGATATACAACTGAAGCTCCTGGTTTAGGCGAACCTAAAGAACCAAAAGGTAAACATAAATCATCAGGTTATGGTGATTTAAAAGAAAATAAAGAAAAAAGAGAATTATCATTACAATTAATTGATAAAGAAGATAAAAAGGGATTAGCTCTTTATAAGAATACTAAAGATCAAAACGATTTATATTATTATGATGGAAAAGTATTATATAGTATTAGAGATGATGGATCAAAAGGACCTTCTGTTAGAATGAGTTTATTTAATATAACTGGATTAAGAGAAGGAAAAATTAAAGAAAACACTGATATTTTAGATTATTATTTAAGTGTTATTGATTCTAATAATATGAGTAAGGACGAAGCGTTTGCTTATCTAGAAAATGAAGATCTCCCAGGAACTCAAATTGACACAATTATGAACTATGCTTTTCCTATAAAGGCGGATAAAGATATTCCATCTCAAGGAATGACTGAAGCAGAACAAAAACTTCGTTCTTTAGTTCGTAATATTATTAAAGAAGAACTTAATAAATATGGAGAAGAGAAGGAAGATTGGAACGATCAAACTGGAGATTATGATGAAGCTAATTTAAGTGAAAATAATGAATCCCCGGTTAAAAAAGGTGATATTCTCTATCATAAAAATAGTGATTCTACACTTGAAGTAACAAATATTGAACCCAAAAGTATTTCTATGAAAGTAATCAAAGTTTCAGATAAAACCCCAACTTACATTAAAGTAGGACAAAAATCTAAAACTAGTTATAGTGCTATAGGTAAAACTTATATTAAAAAAGAAATAAATTTAAACGAAGGATCAATCCCTGCTAAAGCAGAAAAAATAACAGATAAAGTAATTAAATGGTATGAAAATCATCCTAATCCTAAAATGAAAGAGTTACTTAATTCTGTTGAGAAAAATATAGAAAATATGCTTTCTAAAACTGTAGGTAAAAATGCTATTAGTGTTGAAGA